AATTCCAAAAGTACGTCTACTTTCGACTCTTAGCCTTTACCGGCCTTAGACGAGGCGAGGCACTAGCCTTGCTCAAGTCGGACATCAATCAAGATGACCGCTCGATAGTCGTTAACAAGACCCTGGCAGAGGGACCGGACAATGCTACCGTTGTGGCTCACCACACTAAGACAGGTAATGCTGACCATGGAGAGACCAAGGTCTACCTGGACCAACACACGTTTGAGCTCGTTATGGAGCTGTCTGGCAAAGCTATCGTCAAAGGCTCATGGCATCAAGTCGTGGATGTGTCTCTGAGCAAGTACCTATTCGCTAGCCCTCGGAATATGAGCCACTTCCACCGAGCGGCGCCAAACGAATGGCTGGCCAAGCTATGGCGCAAGTATGAGGCAGAGCTTGCAGAGCTCGGATTGCATCGCATATCGCCTCATGGATTCCGGCACTCACAAGCGACGCTCCTTTACGAGCTAGGCATAGACCCCAAGGACGCCCAGCATCGACTGCGCCACAAGAACCTCAAGACCACGATGGACATCTACACCCATATCTCCAAGGACCGGAAGGCCAGCATAGCAGATGAGCTTGACGCCTTCTCGGCAAGAGGGACAACATTAGGGACAAACGTTATTCAGTTTCCAACACAAAAAGAGCGAGAAAGCCTAATATAACAGGCTTTCTCGCTTATTTAGTTTACCCTAACCGACAGACCCTTCCAAAAGGTCATCCCCTATATAATAGTAGAAAATAGTTTAAGAATAGACTGACTTTGCTAGATTCATCGTCACATTGATGAAGTTAGTTATAGCAGAATCAAAAGCTAGAGGGACAAAATCGGGGACGAAAAAAGGGCCACTAGGCCCCCTCTACCAGTATGCCAGGAAGCCATCTTGCTCTTCCATTACCTGGATGACATTCGCCTGGTCGACTTCCTCGATGTCACCGTCTGTGATTCTGATGTATCTCTTATTGCCACCTCTTGATTCGGAGTAGCAGTAGAATCCATCATCTAGCATCCATTCCCCGACCCCGTCCTTGGTTCGGTCGGGGTCTAGGAAGTTGAGTCTTAGCTTGTAGACTCTGTCTGTGCCAGATACCATGGCCACCCATGGCTCTTGATTGAGCTTCAATCTTATCTGGTTGCCAGATAGTCTTTGATTGGCTGCACCCATTTGGCACCCTCCTCGTATTCCTTCAATGTGTCTCGGAAGTCATCCATCCGTAAACCGTAGAGGTCAATCTCGTAAAGGTCCACGTCGTTCCAATCCTCTGGACCATTGATTACTGATTGCTTCTTGGTGTTTGAAAGCAGCTCTACCATTAAGACCTCTTTTGGCATCTTGACTAATTCGTCGATGTCCAATCCAGGCAACTCTTTAAGAGCCTCTAGCATAAGACCGTTGAGCCATTCACTTAGCTTATAGCCGCCCTTCCATCTGCTGATGGCTAGTTGCTCAAGCTCTAATGCCTCTGCGCAATCGGTTAGCTTGATTGCGTGTTCTAATCGCATTTTTTCTAGCGGTGTGTTGCCAGAGGTCCATCTGTTGATGGTTGACTCGCCAATTCCGGTGAGCTTGCTGATGCGGTAGCCTGTTTGGTCCTTTAGTAGCCATTCGATTTTATTGATGTTTGCGATGTGTCCCATTTTTAATTCCTCCCTTACTTTCTGACTATATTATACTACGCTACAATGTAGTAAGCAATAGGTAAGATGAATTTTTTTGCATAAAAAAATAACCCCCTGGCAAAAGCCAAGGGGTATGTCATAAAAAGTCTGGTATTATGGACCTTTTCGATTTGGTCCATTATGACGGACTCTTAGTTGTTTGCGTCACCGTCATTGATGATGAGTGATGCGTCTACTGCTTTGCCTCGGATGGTCAGCTCGCCATTAGGAGCGAATCGAGCATCGAAGTTGGTCATTAGGTAACCGTCGCTGTCTAGGTAGTAGAGCTTGCCATCCTTGCCGATGACAATCTTGTCCTTGACCATTGTACCATCGTCAAAGTAGAAGTAAGCCCACTTGCCATTAACCTTTTGCCAACGGTACAGGCATCTGCCATCTTTGCCAAACAAGTAGGTTTCTCCGTAGATATCGGCGAGCTGGTCCTCTAACATGAATCCGTCTTTGATGTAGTATAACTCATCCTTATACAACACCCATCCATTCATGATGCGAGTCTGGCCATCCCAGGCCACCCATTGACCTCCCTGTTTAGTCCAGCTTGTTGCAATAACATCTTTCATACGATTTCCTCCTAGAATGTGCCGATTGGCTTGCCTGTTGATACTTCGTAAAGGCTACCGTCCTCATGTACTGCGATGTCCGTAGACTCAAGCATTGAGCCTTCTTCGGTAACGTAGTACAGTCGGCCATCGAAGCCTTTGACGTACTCTTTAGAGGACATTTCTCCCTCATCCTCCAGATGGTACCATTTGTCGCGATACTTAATCCATCCTGTCACCATGTGACAGTCCTCATCGAAGTAATACCACTTGTCACCATCAAGTCCCCAGCCGTTGCAATAAGCATAGCCATGGCGGTCAAACAGGTACCAGTAGTCACCAATCTTGCGCCACTCGGATTTGAGATACTCGCCATCTACGACATACCACCAGCCGGTGTCATCTTGATTCCATCCCTCTTTACGAGCTGGAGCAGAGTCTCCGTTGAGGATAGCGTTAATCTTAGCTTGGACCTCTGTGTAGTCATAACCGGCAGCAGTTAAGCGGCTGCGTCGTTCGTCACCATTGCCCCACGCGCCAGTCAGCACCTCTTGAGCAATAGCATCGATTGATTTGCCGCCACTAGATAATGGAGCAGGACTTGCATCGCCCCATTTAGGCCGAGCATACCCTTTAATCTGCCACATATTCCATGTGTAAGATTGCCGACGGACAGCACTTGGACTGCCAGAATTACCTTCAATTGTGTAGACAGTATCGCCAGACACGCTTTCGACGTAGCCGATATGGTCGGCCCAACTGTTCGCGTCCCAGTCGAAGATGATTATATCCCCGGCTTGAGGACGGACCTTGCCTAACCAAATCCCTTTCGGTTGAAATTCGTTCCGGACGAAGCGCTCCACACCGCACTCTCCGCCGGTCAGAGCGTAGTTGCCAGATATGATAGACATTGCTGTCACGAATGCCGCGCACCAGTCATCGTCAATCTTGAGCTTGTAGCCAACAGGCAACGGATTCTGACCGTTGTAAGTGTCGACGATGCGACGATGCCCGGAGCCATACATTGGCTCGCCGACGTATTGACGAGCAATGCTTAATAATGATTGTAGTCCAGCCATATTGCTAGATTCCCCCTTATCGATTCTATCCAGTGACCCATCTGCATTGAGTGTGTCATAGATATTTTTCATGCTAGTGTAATAAGAATTAAAGACCTTCTCGGAGTTGTTTCCGTCACCAGCGTAGTCAGCGACAGCACCGCCATATTTGAATAGCCCTAAAGCATACTCTCTAAGCGTTTTCTTACCACTGCACTTGTAATAGCCTCCGTTTCGGAGAAGCCATCCAAAGTCTTTCAAATAGTCCTCGACGCTGTCATAGTGAATATAGTAGCCACCCTCATCAGATGGACGTGCCAGACCAGGTCTTACAGTAACTCCGCTCCCTCTTGTAAATGGGTCAGTTGTTTTTTTGTACCATGTGGCCCCACCCCAGTTGTTGTCTGTTCTCGCAGACGTTGACTTAGGATGTTGCCCCCACCCTGTCTCGTGACAGAGCTGGCAAATAACGAAGCTCGGCACCAAATCATAGTGCCGAGCAACTTTCTGAATCTTGCCAATCAAATCATCCGAGAGGGTATAGTTTCCGTATTTAAGCATACGGACTCACCCCTTTCTAGGACTCTTTAGGAGCCTCATAAGTCAACGCTTGAGTGCTGTCACCAAACCCGGCTGTCGTAGGGTCTGGGATAAGGTTAAACGCATTGACGAATGTCAAGCCAATCAGATAAGGATTGCTAATCAAAGCAATGACTAGCTTGCCAAGTGTGTCGAAAGTCGTTAAGTCCTCTAATTTCAAGTTTTGATAAGCCAATACCGGCATTAGAATCGCAATCGCGAAACGTGCCAGAAAGGCTACATTTTTCTTGTTGAATCGTACTTTCCAGTTGATTTTATTCATAATAAACTCCTCCTAGTTTAACTTTTGTTTGATTTCCACGACGTCCTCTTTTATCGCCTTGATTTGTTCCATGAGCTGATAAATAACTCTATTCTGTTCGTCGTGCTCATCTAGCCTATGGCTATTTTGCTCTGATAGTTTTTGGATATAATTCTGTCCGGCTTCTATCATCGTCATGCGATGCTCTTGCTCAGTAATTTTGCTTTTGTTATTTAAGTACAGACCGGCAACAGGAATAAGCGCGCCAACGATGTATCCTAACACCTCAGAGCTTATGCTTGTGCTCCCAGGCATACATTTCCCCCTTCCTTCATAAAAAAAGGGTGCACTAGGCACCCTATAATTTGAGGCGATTACTCTTCGCCTTGTTCCAACTCTTCAAGACGTTGCTTGAGCTGGTCTAACGTCATGAATTCCAAGTCAGCTAAGCCGAGGATTTGGAGTTGCTCACGAACGCCTTTCTTGTGTCGACGTGGCACTGATGCAAAAGTACGTTTTGCAAGCTCAATGTGTCGAGCGTATAAGAAATGTAATTCCATAAATTTGTCACCTCCTCCCCACAAGTTCCGGACGTGGGTAGTTGCTGATAATGCCAATTCTTTAATGCGACTCAGCATGACCATCAGCCCCCTCTTCTTCCTCCTTGTCGGAGTGTCCGGCTTCTTTGTCTTTTTCATATTTCTCCCGGAAAGAGTCCGGGACCTCGGTTGGAAGAGTGAAATTCATACTCTTGGCCATTTCTTCGATTTGATACTTGACGATGAGTAGATGCTCGCTTATGTCTGCATTATCATCGGCCTGCTCGAGCATGGCGCCGCTAGCCTTCTCAATTAGCTCTTCTGTTCGTTTGAGTTGTTTGCGTTGGTCCTCAATGAGTGCTTGCGAATCATCGAGTGTTTTCTTAAGTCCCACGACTTGCTCTGCGGTCTGGTCTGCTTGCTTGATAGCATCATTCATGGCGTATTTTTGAAACGAATCCTTATACACCTTAAGCAGCACCATCTCAATGACATCATTGTCCGGTGTTGCTAGATGATTACCATCAATTTCGCGCTCCAGTGCTGTGTACTCTCCATCTATAGATTGTATCAGCACTCTGGTTCGTTCCGCATCAAAAGTGAGCTGCTTACTTACTATCCGGAACATCATCCTGCACCTCCAATTTTTCCAGTCGAGCTTTAAGCTCTTTGTTCTCCTTGTCAAGAGCCTCGTAGGCCTTCTTATACATCGCCTTATTAGCTCGCTCGTTGGCTAGTTCTAAAGCTGTCTCGGCCAATGCCTCTTGGATAGAGTCTGTCAATAATTTTTCCATAGTTACCTCCTATTCGCCCCATACGTTCTTAGCAAAGAATCCGCCATGGTCATGTAGCATAACACTTCCGTAGTTGCCTAAGAATAGACCGCTATTAGCGGTCTTGTTCTTTATCAAGATGCCCGGCTCTCCACCGATGGTCCACTTTTGCAGCACGAAGCCAACACCGTCATTACCAAGAGACGTCTTAAGGTTTACATCACCAAGAGAGCCATCAATTTCAATGGCAGTTTTGAATGTGTTTTCTCCAAAACCATAGCCAAGGTTTAGCTTGCGACCATGCTTTGCCCATAGAACAAGGCCTCTGTCTCCTACTCTCTCTCCATTGCTCCAGAATGACAAGGAACCGGCCCAGGCATTGTCCCCCCAGATTTGAATGCCATCAGAGAGGTACTTGGCCGAGATAGTTCCATCATTCCTTCGGGTGAACATCCCGTCTCCGGTTATATGGAGCGAGTTGCTGATGCTGTTGAAATTTGCCTTGACGAAGTCGGCTGTCTGACCTACCAAGCTCTTAACGTCAATGTTGACCACCTTTAGCTTAGAGCCATTGAGTGTCCCGAATGTAATCTTGTCAGCATTGAGATTGCTGATATTAGCATCGGTAATGACCCCCTTCTCAATCAAGGTCTCACCGGTGATAGAGGTCATCTTACCTGCCAGCCGGAATCCGTCAGCAGTTTGGCTAAAGATAGACTCGCCGCCATTGACCTTGTCACTGATGGCTTGGATGACCTTGTCGGGAGACTGCTCGATGATGGACTTGAAGTGGTCCGTTGTCACACTGTCTCTGATGATGCGAGGCGTCTGCTCTCGGATAGATGCCGATGTGTCGCTCGATGCCTTGGCAATAATCTGGCCTGCGATGGACGCGATATCCGTTCGCAGGTTGTTGTTATTGTCCAAAAATTGAGCTAGCAGGCCATTCCTAGATAAGGTGATTTGAGCTTCAAGGTCACCACGAAGAGAAGTGAAATCCAGTCTGAATTGCTGCAAGTTCTTGAAGATTTGAGCGATACGACTAGCCTCTGACGTGTTCTTGACGTAAGGCCCAGCATCAGACCCATGGACGAGCCGGAGCTGAGTCAGAACATTATCACCAATCATGTCCGGCTCAACGCTTGCGTTGAATAGCTGGATGAGGTCGTTTGGCGTCTTTGGAATGAAGGTGTGCGAGAATGAACCGTCACCATCGATGAGCACCTGTCTTAGCTGGTCGGCAATTTGGACGTCTAAATGTAAGCCCATCTAATCACCGCCTAATCCGTCAGAGGCCATTCTGTGAACGCGCTAGGCTTAACGCCATTGACAATCGACATCACGACTTGATAGGTCTTGTTGCCCTTCCGGAGGGTACCGGAGAACATGACATTATTGTTGTCGACCTTCGTAGCTGTACCAAAGGCACCGCTCTTAGAGTCCTTCTGCATCGATATTCCGACCGGTACAGCGTCAGACTTGAGGTAGTCCCCGAAGTCTTGATTGTTCTGACTGGTGGACAGCTTCGTGTGCTGTGATAGATTAGTCCATGGCTTCCATGAGCCACCGGTCACTGCGCCAACATAGAAATCACCATTCCAATGCGGAGCAAAGCAATAGACATAATTTGTCGAAGGTTTCCACACGAACACCTCTTTGACAGGGGCGTTCATATCTCTTACGATGCTAAATCCGACGGGTACTTGGCTACTATTGACGAAGGTTCCAAAGTTAGTACCGGACGAGCAGGTGACAATGTCTATGTCTAGGAGCCACTGGTTAAGACCTAGCCGTTTCAAGAGAGCGTTTAGATAATTACCGCTTGCCACAGGTTCAGTAAACCATTGTTCAGCGTTAATTCGTTTTCTAATCCACACTCGACCATTAGTTCCGAAGAAAAACTGCCATGTAAAGTTGCCAGCTTGTCCAAGTTGCTTGACGCCATTCGATACCACAGCTATGAACCCATATCCGCTAGGAACCCCTTTGCTCCCCATGTCGGTTGCATACTGGTAAATCCCAGGGGTCGACAAGTTATCGACCTCGCTATTAGTTACATACTTCGCCAATTTACCGAAGATAGCTCTGAAATTCTCGACATTGAATAAGCCTTCTAGTTCGCTAGGTGACCCAGTCTTAAACTTGTTGACAGTGTCTTGCACTCGATTTACTGACTCGACCGTAGCCATGCCACTGATTTGATTGTTGATTTCGACTCTCACCTCTGGAGCGCCGGTAATCTTCACTCTAAATGGCATCTTGACAGTCATCTGTTGCTGTGTTTTAGCAGGGAAGAGGAATGCTTGACCTTTGGCGTAGTAGATGAGCGTTTCTGGCCCATTACCTACCTTCCCAAAGATGCCGACCTCTTGGATGTTCTTCTCTGCTGTGACGTTGAGAGCGATGTTATCGAACACACCCTCGATTACCTGGTAATCACCGTCTGTGGTTACCGTAGGAGCCACCTCACCCACCTTTCGAGATAGGTCTGTAGCAGTTGCTGGGTTGCTTTGTTGAGCGTCCCCAATCGCGATTTTTGTTAGGGTCAAGGCTTGGCCTTTGGCCAGTTCCCTGGTCCCTGCATTTGTGAGTTGTAATTGGCTTAAGGCCATGTTACCAGTCCCCCAGTTTTATAGTAGTTTCGATGCTAGGCAAGAGGCAGTAAGCGACCGCGTCTTGTCCAGTGTGCGTTATTTTATTGACAGCCCCGTCGACTTCCACCAGCTCATGTGCCACCGGCGCGGTCTGATTGACCTGTACGACGATTGGCTTGTCAACTTGCACCTGGTAAACCCTAGGGACAAGCCCTGGAGCAATAGCTGTGACGGTGTACTTGTCGTGATAGGCTTTTGGAATTGAGACATAGGCTCCAGAGCCACCTCTAGTCGGATATTTGGCATTTTCCGGCTTAGCAGTGACCGTCATTCCACCGGTACCGATAATCGATAGCTTGCTGTATGGTCGCTCTACAAATCGGTTGATGCCGGCTAATGTGTAAGGTTGTCCTGGAGTAAAGCCGGACCCGTTGTGAGTAAACGTCAGCTTACCATCCTCGAATCTGACTAGGACATCTTGAGACGTGTCAATCTCGACTGGGATGCGGTTAGCAGAGTAGATTTGCTCCTTGTCATTCCCAATGATGCCGACCGACAGCTTTGCCTGGTCATCGAGAGCTTCAATGCGTTTGACCATCTCTGGCAGTTTGGTGCCTTCGACAGTTTCGAGCTGAACCTCAAGGGCCTTCGCTCGTTTCTTGAGCTCTGCTTGCTCTCGCTCTACGTCTGTCCAGCCTTTGGTCCGGAATAGCTCCTTCCATAGCTCACCAGTCCATACCTTGACGATAGTCTCGCTTTCGTCTGTCGGGTCCGGTTGATACCAGGTATCGCCTATCCTAACCTTGTCCTTTGTCTCCGCTTTTGAGATAGGGTCAAAGTCAGTGTACCAGTTGGTGTTCTTGCCATCGGCACTTGGCAGATAGTTGATGACTCGTTGGATGATTCCACCGGTCATCTTGTTCTCCAGCTCTTGCTTGAGCTGGAGCGTCTTAGCTCCTTCCGAGGCGTTGGTCTGGTCACCCAGTTTGACGTCCGTCGAGCTGTTGTCGATACGATTCCACTTGATTTCAAAGACGCGAGTCTCGTAGTCCAGATGACGATTTGCATCGATTACTCTGACAGTGTTCCCGATTCTGGCGCCTTTTAGATAGGCTGTGGAGGTTTTGAAGGTCATACTTGGCCGACTTACCTCTAGCAGCCGCTCGTAGGTCCGTTGGAGCAATACCTCCGCATCATCGATTTCGAATTCAACCACCCCGACCTTTGGCCGGTTACCATTAGCTGACTTGATGCCATACTTGGCTGTTGCTGATTTGAGCTCGACGTATTCTTGACCTTTAGGCTTATCTACCGGCTTGCCATTGTTGGCTCTCCATTCGATGTCTGCGAACGTCAGCTTGCGTCCATAGCCAGCTTGACCAGATGCATTGTCTTGAGCCGAAGAGACCTCTAGCGCCTTACCGCGCCCGATGAGAGCTGTATAGAGCTCTACCTTCTCGGATTCTTGGATAATCTTAAGAGCATTGTGGCCATAAACCACGCGCTCTCCGCTGTGTGTGCCAAGTTTCTTCCTAAATTCGATGTAACGAGCACCGACTTGGTTTCCGTTAATCTCTACGAAGAATTGCATCTCTAAGCCCCACACCTGGCAGACAGTCTTAAGAGCCTCAAAGACGTTGGTGTAGTAGAAGTTGGTCGATGCCGTTGGAACATCAGCCATGTAGCCCATTTGCCAGTTTGTCCCCTCCAGCAATCGTCTGACTACTGTTGCGGCCGGTTGGTTCTGTGGTCTGATGTCCTTGACAGGCGTCTTTCTGAGCTCCTCTACACCGCTTTGAGTACCGAAAAAAGTAGTAGCTCCGCTCTCTGTCGAGGTTCGTGTGACGAAGAATAGATGGTGCTTGTACTTGTCATCCATATTCGGAATACTGATGTATTCCACTTGGTCCAAAAAGGCGTCATCTAACTCGATAAGCTCCGTCTCCAATAATTCGGAGACGTAGTGCTCATCGGTTAATGATTGAGTGTGGTAAGCAGAATAGACTGAACCAGATGGAACGACGCGAATAAGCTCCTCTTGGTTGTTGTAGAGGTAAATCATAAGCGCTTGTCCCTCCATTCAATCGTCTGGATGGTCGCATTGACTGCTGTTACAGTGTCACCATCTCGTAGCGTGAAATTCTCCAGGTCCGAGAATCGTTGGAGCTGATGTAAGATACTCCGGCCACCGTAAGTGATGGATATCTCGTCCGGCTTGTACTCCACTGTCACTAACTGACCAGAGGCAAAACTACCGCCTAAAACGATACGTTGTCCTCTGTTGATTATTTCCACCCTGTCAGAGACTTTGGATGTAATCACAGCTAGTTTTAAGGGAGTGACTTCCGACGCGTGAGAGAGGCGAATTTGGCCGTTTGAAGAGGTCTGCTTTTGAAGATACTTCCAAGGGCTAGGGCAAAGCAGAGTGAAGTGGCCTTTGACATCCAAAGATTGCTCCGGACCTTCTGATACATCGGCTAGAATAGCCTCGTATTCCCACAGTGGCTCGTCAGCAAAGGATAGCGTCAGATTACCTGCTAGAGCCTTGTTAAGGGCTGCATAGCTATCTCTTAGCTCTCTTGATGAGCCGACTCTGATTTGATAGTAGACCGTTATCTTCCTAGCAACATACTGTCGACCTTTAAGAGCAACACCTGCTCGACCAGGGACCTTGTCAGAATCATTTTCCTGGGCAATGAGGCCCCGGCCATCGACGTATAGATGCCGATAACCAGGGACCACAGCGTCCAGGCGTTGACCGTTGACGGTCAAGTTGTCAGAGGGAGCAATGACTGCATCAGTCGCGATTCGACCGTTAGGGTCTTGGAATTGATACATATTACACTCTCCTTAATCTTGCGTTTACTTGTTGCGTATCAGTCACGTCACCAACAAAGGCGCGCCATTCACTACCGCCCATCTGTAAGATAACTTCCAGGGGTTGTGTAGCCTTGGCTACTGAACCAATGCCAGAGATTGAGCTGTGAGCCGATACAGTTTGACTTCCAATGTAGCCACCGCTTGCCATTGCTACCGGCATACTTGCCATAGCTAATGACTTGGATGTCTCTACGACATCCGAGAGGTTGCTTGCTAACCCGATGACAAAACCCTCACCAGTGTAGCCCCCGATTTTTTCCATTACACGAGATGGCGAGTGAATGCTCAAGGCACTTCTCATGGTTGCCGCTACGTTGCTAGCGATGGATTCCGCCAGGCTGTAAATGGAATATGCCATTCCAGACAATCCATTGTAGAAGCCAAGTCCTGTGTTATAACCTGCGCTATAAGCACCGCCGGAAGCACTGTTCATCGTGCTTAGGACGCTTGACATAGCGCTAGACACCCGACCCTCTACGCTCGACATAGCGCTGGAAACAACAGAGTTAGTCTTAGACATGGCACTGGTCCAGGCAGACATGATAGACACGAGCTTAGATTGAGTCACTTGGAGCATCGATTGCAACTTGCTGATGACGTTTGTTTTCATCCCTTCGTAGCTTGTGCCGGTATCTGTGGCCATCTTGTTTGATTGATGAACAACATCGCCGGTCAGCTTCGTGTAGATGAATGTAATTTGACCAGCCATGACTTGCAGAGCAGAGGTCGAGGCTTGTCGTAAGGTTTCGTAGTAGGTCTGAGCATTAGAGACCTCTTGTGAGTTGTTAGTTACCGTTGAGGCAGCGGTCGCTGTATTAGCAGACACACCACCAACCAAGCCAGAGATGGCATTGATGGCACCTTGAGCAAAGTTTTGATAGCTAAAGCTAGCTTGCTCGACTTGAGCAGTGTTGGCCACTGCGGTATTAGCTGTGTTAGCTGTCGCAGTGTCAACCTCGGACTGGTACTGTGCCAGAGAGTTCCGAGTCCACTCTGGTAACTTGGCATACCAATCAGCAGCACTTAACACCGTTGACGTGTTGTTGAAGGCTGTATCTCCTGTCTCGGCTGTCATGAGGTCCACAACAGCGTTGTATTCGCCTAAGTAGGCTTGAGCCTGTGGAGTAAGGCTTGCATAGTAGTCAGCAAAGCTCATAGCTCCCTCAGTATTAGCTTTTCCTTTATCGACAGCCTGTTGAGTTAAGCTATCGACGGTAACGCCATACTTCTCAAGCGAATTACGAGTCCATTCTGGCAGTGAGTCCCACCACTCAGACATCGATTTGACCTCGCTAGTGTTAGCAAAGGCCTGGTTCGCTGTCTCCGCAGTGAGTAGGTCAACGACTGCGTTGTACTCCCCAAGATAGCGCTTGGCGTCATCATTGAGGCTGTTGTAGAAGTCACCAAAGGTCCCAACGGGTTGAGTGTTGGCCTGTGCTACTTCGGTCGTTTGTTGAGTCAGTGATGATACTGTCCCAAACATTTGCCCCAAGATGTTAGCAACGTTGGAGTTCATTGTGCTAGCAGAACCGCTCACGTTCTGGCTCATCAAGTCGAATTGACCGGTTGCGTCGGTGTTCATCTGACTGAATGATTGCGAGACGTTGGTTGCTGTCTCATCAGCTTGTTGTGATACAGCTTCCTTGGCTTCTGCCATATCGGAACCCATGTCCTCGGCGAGTGAGTCAGTGGCTTCACCCATTTTCTCGCCGGCTTCGGCTACGGTCTCGACCATCTCGTCCGCTTCCTTCTTAGCAAACGGATTGAGTTTAGCAAGGCCCTTCTTGAAGCCATCCCAGACGCTCGAACCAAACTTAGCCACGCCATCCTTGATAGCATTGACTACGCTCATCACGAGCTCTCCAGCAATCTTAAGTAATTCGCCTGCGGTCTCTTTAAGACCTTTCCCAAGAAATTTGATAATTTCCCAGCCACCCTTTAGGATTTGTGGACCATTATCGACGATGGCCTTGAAAATCATGCCGACAAGTTGACCGATTGCACTCAGAATCTGAGGAGCATTCTGCACGATACCTGTAATCAATGCCTTAACAATCTTGATGCCGCCATCGATAATCTTAGGCAGATTATTTGTCAGAGCAGTGATGATTGTTTGCACGACTTGAAGCATCGTCGTTAGGATTTGAGGCATATTGTTCGCCATCCCTGTGATGAGGTTGACGATTATTTGGACCCCTGTGTCAATGATTTGAGGCAGGTAGGTATTAAGAGCATTTGCCAGATTGGTGATGATGAGATTAGCACCTGTGATGATATTACCCATGTTGGCCATCAATCCATCCACGAAGGATAGGATGACCTGCATACCTGCCAAGGCAAGTTGAGGAATAGCACTGATGATGCTGTTGACCACCGTCGTGATGACCTGGATAGAGGTAGCGATGAGCTGTGGCATAGCTGCGCTCACACCTTGAGCCAAGGTCACGATGATTTCTACACCCTTTTGGACCAGTACAGGCAGGTTGACTGCAATGGCGTTCCCTAAGCCCTGGATTACTTGGACACCGGACTGGATAAGCCCTGGAATCTGGCTGATGATGCCATTAGCCAAGTTGGTGATGATTTGCGGTCCTTGAGTAACCGCTGTGTTAATCATCTGGCCAATTTGAGCTCCAAAGGCATTATTTGCTAGCCCTAGCGCTGCAATCAATGCGCCGAACACAGCCACAGGTCCAACCAGTTGCAGGCCTATCTTGGCTAGCTTAGCAATAGCTCCAGACGTTTGAGTGGCCATGCTGAGAGAATTCTTACCGAACCCAACAATGCCTTTTTCAGCCCATCCAGCACTCTTCGCAATTAACGGGAACCGATTTGCGATGCCTTCGATGGCTGCTGTTGCAGGCGTGAAGATTGAAGTGAATTTTCCCCCCAGAGAGGAGATAGCAGAGCTTACTCCTGGAATCTTAGAGGCTAGTCCACCGACTGCCCCTGCGCCTTTCTTAAGACCATCAAAGGCCCCAAACGTAACCGACTTGAATTTGCCTGCTGCCTTACTACCAAGCTCAAAGGCGATAGGTAGCTTAGACAGGCCCTTGTTAGCCACGTTTAGGAGTGGGAAGATTGCCAGGACTGCGCCTAGGCTAGCGGCCATCTTATCGAGTCCAGCAAAGCTGTTCTCGTTTAGGCCATTTATGATGGACAAGAGCTTGTCTGCGCCATTGCCTATCTGCTTGAATGCATTGATAAGGCCTTGACCGACATTGGTCTTGGCTAGTGCGGCATAGAATATCTCCATCTTAGGAGCCAAGGCTCCCATGATTTGAGTTGCCTTCTTAATGCCACCCAGGAAGCCATCTAGCAAAGGTGCTGCGATAGCGTTCCGAATCTCCTTGAATTTGCCCTTGAAGTTACCCATGACGTTCTCAAATCCATCAGCTTCGCGTGAGGCTTGACCCAACGCACCAGACAGTTTGTTGGCTTCTTCGTACATCTTGAGCAAGACCTCTTGTTGCTGTACGCCCTTGAGGTCCTTATACTTCTGACCGAACAGCTCCATCGCCTTGGCGTTACGAGTTGTCTCAGTAGATAGAATCCCAAGGTTATCGGCAACGTTGAAGTTCCCTTTCAAGTACGATTTGAGGTCATCGGTTACCTGCTCCAAGGACTTATCCCAGTAAGCAGATGTATCGGCCGCTGCTCTCATGGCTCGCTCGGTGAACGATAGAGCCTCTGGTGCTTCACGACCGGCCACCTTCGCAAAGGCAGCGATTTGGTTGAATGCCGGCTTCATCCGGCTAGGGAGGATGCTAGTCTCCTTGGCGATGCCTTGCAAGGCCTCTGTCGCTTTGGATTCAACGCCCTCGAATACCTGCTTAAATTGAGCCTCAGTGGCTCTCATTTCGCCGGCAGTAGCCACAGACGTAGCTACAAGGCCACCTGTTCCGAGCATCGCAGCACCGACCCCAACAGCCATCTTCTTGTACGAGCCAACAATAGAGCTAGTGACCTTAGAAGTGCCAGATTGGAGCTTATTTACTGCACTGCCTGCTTTTTCAAGAGTCGACGTGAATCCCTTATCGACAGCCGACAGGACGGCCTCGACTGAATATTGTTCCATCTATGTAGTTCCTCCTTTCTCTCGGTATTTACGGAGGTTCTCGGCAACTTTATAAAGCATCGGATTGACCTTCGGCTTAGGCTTATCTTCCGGATAGAAGTCATCCCATGTCTTGATAGTATAGGTCCCGTCCTTATCGGTTGCTTTGAGCACACGTTCTTGGAGCCACAGTCTCGCCATGGCCTCCTTCTCCGCTTCTTTCCTGCGCTCTTGATAGGCAGTCATCCGCAGATTGTACTCAGCCAGAGACATATTACATGCCTCATCCAGGCTCCTTACATCGAGATAGCGAAGGCAATTATAGATTGCTACTTCGAAGCGGTTTTCTTGGTCGCTTTCTTGGCTGGTTTCTCTGTTTGAGCTGGTTGAGTTGCCTGTGATGTCGCTGCTTCCGCTGCGTTGATGAATCGACGAGCACCTGGTGCAAGCGTTAAAAAATCACCGAATTGGCTGAACAGAGCGACCGCCTTCTCCTCATCTTCAAGTTGCTCGAAGATATAGGCTTCCACCTCATCCTCGCTTGGTCGGTTGACGTTGGTTGCAGTAGCAAAGAGAATCATGTCGCGAATTACGACTGGGTTTTGCATCTTGAGCTCTGTCCATACTGTCACGAGACCGGCACCTACTGCCAAGCCATCGATTTCAAGCGTGTATTTGCTGTTCAATAGCTCCAGGAATTTGAGACCGAAAGTGAGTAAGTAACTTTGACCGTTGATTTGTAGTGTTGCTTTATTATTCATTGCGTTTTCCTCCTAATCTAAATAAAAAAGGCCCCATTTAGGGGCCTAGTATTAGCTACCGATAGTAGTGTCTGCGAAGTCGTAAGCTGCCTTAATCAAGAGTTTTTGCTCATCTGTCAAGGTAGCCTCGCCATCAACTGGACGTCCTTCAACAACGAAGCTAGTTGACACTTCAACGTTAGAATCTAAGTTGTTAGGCAATGTCCAAGAGCTCAACTTACCGCGAGCATACTTAGCAGCGTACTTGGTTTTGTCAGAGTTTGGCTTAGAGATGTCAATCTCCCACACTTCCAAGATTTCATCTTCGGTGACAGCTTTCTCTAGCATCTTGTTGACTTCGTCGTAGCTAGCGATTGCTTTGATATCCAATTTTACTTCCAAAGCCCCAGAGCTAGGGATGGACCCGTCTTTGGTCTTTGTTTGCTCGACATCACGCTCGTAGCTCCACTCGTGCTCCGTTTGTAATGCCAACTTAGCTGCTGTCTTAGTCTTTGCGTCCTTTAACAGACGGAAAAGTAAGAAACGTGATTTACCATGAATAGGTGTTAATTCTGCCATTGATTATTTCCTCCTCAAATTAAATTCGAGCGATAGCACACCATGCCAGAGCACTGAATCGGTGCTATCGTCTCTAAGAATTCTGAAATTCGATGCGTTTGCATCAAGGCTAGCATCTATTGTCTGCATAGCCAGATAGTTTGAATTGACTAGCAGTGATTGACACATACTAGCCACTTCTCGTCGAGAGTCACTGGTGCCCCACACATCGATGGTCGCAACCACTCTCCCTAACATCCCAGACAGTGTTGCCAGTGGGATGATTTGAACCTCACCCAATACGACGAAGGGATAAGGCTCTTTAGCATCTGGTAGCTCCACATGAGTGGAATAGCCAAGCGCATCCGATACCTTGTAGATGGCATCAAACGCTTGCTGGTCTACTGATTTTTTCATCGCCCTACTAACCTCCGCATATCAGATTTGAATTGCTCTTTCTGGACCTCCCAGGCAGGCTTGACGAATGGCTGGGCGCTCATGAATCGAGTCCCATATTCCAAATAGGGCGCGTAGTCCGTTGTTGGTCCAGCATAAGCTGTCATCCCATCATCACGAAAACCTGCCCCTACGGGAATACTTCGCTTTGTTTGGCCTGTTGAGTAGCCCTTGACGAATAACGCATTGCGTTCCATCTTGCTTTGGAGCGCTGCGCCATTCTGCTTGACGATGAGCTTTACTTCTGTCTTGGCCTTCATCTCACCGATTTTTTTGATTAAGTCCTCAAGTCCGTTGATTTTAACGTGCAATGCTATCACGCTCCAACACAAAAGACCTACCTTGGCGAGTGATGGACTTTACTCGGTACTTGATACCATCGACCATGACGTGGTCAAAGTCTGCTGTGTATGGTTGCTGTACCAAAGCCACCTTGCGCCCCTCTTCATAGCCCCCAAATAGGCGCTGTGAGAGCTCCAGCCCTGCATCCAATAGAACACAAGGGCGTGACACTTCGGAGCTCTCTCCGCCTTCATGTTGGCCAGTTTCGGGATTATACTTGCGCTTGGCTGTCTTTTTTACAAAAGTTATCCTGCTTCGGAATCTCATATAAATTTCACCCCACTCTTTCTGGCAGGCTTGAATCGCTTAGCCAGAATAGATGCGTAGGCTTCAAAATCAGAGCTATCGAAGGTCATTGATAACCCCTCCGCAGATTGGCTTGATAGCCCCTCGGAGCCGAGCCGATTGTATCGCTTGACCATTACCTCAACGATGACCCAGGAAAGGTCAGATGGCACCAGATTGGCTCCTGTGAGCGTCTGGAATTGAGCCACTGTCAGCTCCTGGATTGTAGAGATGACTTGGTCCTGTTGGTCATCGAGAATGCCCAACAACGTCTTAGTCTTGTCGATGTAAGGCATTGTCAGTCACCGCCTAGGCTTTAGGCTTGATGATGAAGTCAACTAAGCAGTTAGGTTGTACTGCCTTACGACCCCAAACGTTAAGACCTTTGACAGCGTCTGAGAAGTTCTTCTCTGGACGGTAAGCCTCAGTTTCAACCACTTGGTTAGCAAATGTCATGCCTTGTGTAGTACCACCAACAGAGTGAACAACGTCCCCAGTTTCTTTCTTGAGGTTGTTAGACATCAAGAGTTGGAAGCCACCAACGGTAGCTCCTTCAACTACACCGTTCTCCAAGATGTCGTAGTTACGAGTGAAGCGAGCATCTTTAGATAGCAAGCCGAAGTACCACGCAGGTAATACGAGCTTACGGCCAGCGCGTGGCACATTCTTCCCGTCCAAGGTCACGCCTAAATCAACGATTAAGTCGTAAGCGTTAGCTACTTCAACCTCAATTGCTTTAGCAGTGGTACCTACTCGGTTACCTGCTTGAGCTGCGACTTCTGAGAAGATGTCAGTGTCGACAACAGCCGCCATACCATAACCGGCACGAGCCATCGCAGCATCCATCAAGTTTACATTCGCTTGAGCCTTTGCGATGTCCTTGACAGCAAAGTTAAAGTACTTCGCTTGGTCGATTACCAATGCTAATTGAGTGCTGTCCAATTCTTCTGGAGCATCAATGTCGTTGCCAGTGTAGTCCTTGATTGTTACGTTTCCGATTTGGTTAATCTTAACCGTATCACCAAAAGCAGTGATTTCCCCTTCATAATCGCGGTTTACGAGTTGCAATGCAACAAGTGCGTTGTCTAAGTGAGACAAGAGGCGAGCGCTCCATAATGTAGGGATAAAGTTCTTATATCCAGTAGTAATTGCCATTTAGATTTCCTCCTTAATTTGAGAGGGATGATTTGATTGCATCCCAGTTTTGATTGATTTGGTCTGGCGTCATGTTTGCCAGGTCTGCCATGCTGATGTCCTTGGCGTGTTCTTCGCGTTTAGGCGTCTTACCTGCTAGCATGGTACGAGCCTTTGCTTCGGATGCAGCATCGACTAGAGCGGAGAATTCTTGGACCGCTGCTTGCGTCTGCTCTGCGTCATCTCGTACAACATAGGCTAGGATTGAGTCATTAGCTGTGATGCCGGACTCTGCCAGCATCTTAGATGCTTCTTTCTCCATGCCTTGACGGTTGAGTTGAGCTGTCAGACGTGCAATCTCTGCATCCTTCTTCTCAGCCTCGTATTTGGCCTTTTGCTCGGCATTCATTGAGCGGAGCTTCTCGGCTTCATCAGCCTTCGCTTTCGCTTCTTTCTCTGCCTTCTTAAGGGCCCGATTCACCCGGTCAGTGACAATCTTGTCCACTTCTTCCTGGGTGAATGATTTAGGAGCTTCCGCTTGCTGATTGTCGACGTTATCGTTCTGCGGTTGCTCTTGTGTTGCTTGAGTTTGTTCTAACTCTACATTTTCGTTATCCATTCGGACAACCTCCTTTTTTAACGTCTTTGTTGACGATTGATACTTGCGCAGTTTAACGTCTTGAGCATGATTCGGACGGTTTTTGAGCACAAAAAAAGCACTCTTTCGAGTGCTTCCGGACGTCAATAGATAACGTCTGGGTTGAAATATTGGATATCTTCCAATGGTTTTCCTAGTATGATGGCTTTCTCTAGGGATTTTATAGCAGACTCAATTCCTTCGACATCTTCGTGTTCGTGCAATGGATTCCAGAATATGGCATCATCAAGACTTACACCAAATTTTTTCTCGTATCTAGGAATGAGTATGTTGTCGAAGTAATCAATCAACTCTTTTGTTCTTTCTTCCATGGCTATATCATCCTTTCACGATTAGGCCAATAATTAGATTCAAGAATTCCGGGTCATCCGTTATGAGCTTCTTGTCAAGACTCCCATCTGGATTCCTTTTCTTAACAAATGCCGATTCTGGAGTGTAAATACCTTGGAGTCCCATACTGAGAACCTCTGTCCCAGACCGATATTCTTTTCCGATATACGGAGATATGAAATCATCTGGCTTTGTCACTTCGGTATAGTTGAATCCAGAACCTGGGAATATTTCGAGAAGAGAGACTAACCGCTCTCCTTCCGTTCTTTTCTTGATGAATTCCCTGCTGATTCTCTCAGCATCTTTATTTCCCCACTCGACCATGTGCCCGATTTCATGATATACGGTGGCTCTTGAAGTTCCTTCTGATGCTATTGTTAGATAACCTGTTCTAAAGTTAGGTATATTAGCATACCTATTCGTATTCACAGCACCCTCCGCAAAATATCCTCGTTCCCTTTTTAGGATATAAAGCTGTCTCCCATTTTTACTTGGAATATTCGCCCAATCCTTTGGATATTGAGCAAAGGCATCAGATAGCTGGTCTTTTATGAGTTTAGATGAACCTTTGGCCCACGTCTCTTTAGAAATGACCCCTCCCATTTCTCTGTAATTGGAGAATATTTCCTTGAGCTTCTCATGGTCACCGATTGCCCCTGCGACATCATGCTTGGCGTTAATAGCTTCCCCTATCTCAATTATATCACTAACCGAAGCGGAAGCAATATCTAGGTTGTCTATTTTCTCTTTCAGAGCGTCGCTCGACTCGGAAAGAGATTCCTTATCACGTTTGACGTGAGGAGCAGTGCTGCAATGGCAATGAGGGTGCATCGGAGCACAATTCTTGCCTGGCTCCATTTCCGCCACCTTGTAGATATTACCATCTAATTTGGCACAGATAGGACAAGCTGTTGGCTCTGCAATGTACTCGTACTCATCGAATCCATTCTCTATCATGCTGATTTTCTGAGCCTCAGATTGGACACGAGCCACCTCTGTGACTGCCAATCGTTTAGCTGCCGACTTGCTGACACCAAACTCTCGACGGAGCTCCGGTATCATAGCCATAGCATTCCGGCCTCTTACGAGCGTCTCATGAGCTGTGCGAGCTACCACTTGACGTAGGGCTTGCTGTCGCTCCCAGATTCGCTCGGACCAGGTCACACCTTCGAATGGCACATTGAGCACTGCCTCCATCGACCGCTCAACAGTCTTAGGATTCTTGATGTACTCACCTAGAATACCAGACTGAGATTTGACCTCATCGGCGAATCCGGCCTTGAGGAATTTCTCGGTCAGTTGACGCTCACCTTCACCCAGAGCCAATAGCTCCAGGTCCATGTTGTATTGCAACAGCTCTGCTCGACTGACCTTCATTTTGAGGTTGTAGAGTTTGAGCTCTGCGTTAGCTTGTGGACTGAAATCCTTCTCCTCGACGTATCGCTTGGCCTTGTCAGCAAAAGCCTGCACATCGACCTTATCAGCTCGTTTCTTAGCCTCTGAAATAGACACACCTTCATCGTCAGCATACTTCTGATAAAAGGCTTGTATCTCTTTCTCGATGTTGGTCTGATGCACTCGATACAAGGCAGACATCGCTTTGTCGACATCTGCCTCGCTCGCTTGCTTGGCCAGCAATTCTTGCTTGAGACGCTTGCTCCAGTAACTATTGTCCGCCATCTGCAATCACCCCGTTGTCTCCCAACAGGTCAGCATCTGTGAGGCGCTTGTTGACCTCAATCTGGCGCTCTAATTGGCTACCAGACTCTTTCTCCTTCTTGACTTTCTCCAGCTCGTCCTTGGCGTTATCAACGACTGACAACGTCGAGAGCTTCGTTTCATCGGAGACTTGGCCATCCAATAGCTTAGCAACCTCTGCCTCTTCCTTGAGGTTACGAGGCATATTGCGAGTGAATTGATACTTGATTTCCTTCCAGGCATCCTCTGGAATGCCAGAGAGCGGAATGCTAAAGACTTGCTGGTACATCCGGTTGAATGCCGATTGAATCTTGCGGTCCTTAGCTAGTGCCATGTTTGACATTGGCTGGAGCTTGAATGCTAAGGCGGTCCCACTGGATTGACCAAAGTTTTCATCGGACAAGTTGGCCACCATCGAGATTGTAAAGACGGAATCTGTCAATAGCCGGATGAGGTTCTCTTGCGTCGTGTCGGCGTTTGGCTTATCCAGGAAGCCTGCATCAACGGTCACGCCTGCCTCACCGAACAGGTTGAGGATGCGTGAGTCTCTGATTGCGTGGGTGACTTCCTCGTCAAGCTCCACACCGATAATCTTTAGATAGGCATCGGCGAAGTAATCCACGTCATTGGCCTTCTCACTCACAGCCTTATTCAAGCCATGGATGAGTGTCTTGACAGCATCGAATAAGCCTTGACGCTCGTCATTCTCGATGACCTCGATAACTGGTAGGCCAGAGAAGTGATGAGGCGTAGGCTCCAAGAATCTGACGTCATTTGTCGATAGGCTCTTAGCCAATGGAATGACCTCGTCCTCGGTGATGACCTCACCGCTTGAGAAGTTAGTTTTCTCATCGTGAGAGTACCGGATAGCGAAGTAAGGTCGCTCTTGGATGCTGTCATCATGGACCATAATCATGTTAATAGGAGTGTCGTAGGTCATCCGAGTGTCGGCTGCTTCGTCCTGGTAAAGGTAGATGAAAGCATGGCCGAAGATGTCCACTAACTTGGCCACCTCGTACTCTGAGTCTTCCATGTCGTTCCGGCTACGGAAGTCTGCGATGAAGTCATCGACCTTGGTGTCATCATGGCTTACCTTGACCGGAATCCCCATGTGATAGCCACCAAAGGTGTCCACAATGTATTTGGCATAGTTGATGACAAGCCTATTATCCGGCTTAAAAGCCTCTTTAGGCGCCTGGTGAAGGATGCCATGGTCTGACATATACATATTTTCGTTTTCCTTGTACTTGCCAAGCAGATTGGCCTTGTGCAAGTTGATGGCCTCTGCAACGAGTGCCGGTGTGATTGGATTGTTGCGCGAAGTCGTGAATAGCTTGCGCTTGCTAAGTCTGATGTTAGCCATCTATAAGCCCCCTTTGAATGTTTTGATTTTTGCTCTGTTCTTGACACATTGGAGGCCATAACGAAAGGCATCCATCAAGTGGTTGAATTTGTCGATTGGTTTGTTTAGCCAGTTGCCTTCCTTGTCTTGCTGGTATGTGTAGGAGTAGAATTCTTCCTTCGTCTCCTCACAGTCCGGATGGCAGAATATCTTGTAGTCCTTGAGGTCGGAGATGTCAGCATTGATGCTATCCTTCCCCTTTCTGGTCTTTTGAATTCGCCTTATGCCATGCTCATTTTTAAGCTCTGATATAAGACGTCCCTCGCTGTTATCAGCCACGATGACTGCGTTCTGGTAACCTTTATCGCGAATCATCTGGGCAATCTCACGAGTGCTTAGACCTTGCTGGTAGTGCTCGTCGAAGATGTAAATCTCCTTTGCCTCCTCATCAATGAGATAGGCAATGAGAGCAGTAGGGTCATTGGTGAAACCAAAGTCAAGGCCCACGCAGAGCTCGTATTTCCCTGTTTTAAGCAGCTCGTCCTTGTCGAATTCCTTGTAATGCACATTGTCGAATACAAGACCCTCTGCGATGCCCCATTCACCGTCACAGACGATTCTGGCACGTCTTGGATTGGTCCGATACAAGTCTAGGTACCTTTGGACGTCGACGTCATCGAGCCATTCGTTGCATCTAAACGTAGTCGTTATGGATAGCGTATTGGCTAGCTTCGTCTCCTCATCGAAGAACGCTCGCTTTAGCCAGTGCCGCTCTGACCAGGGGTTGAAGGTGACTGTTATCTGCTTGAAAAAATCCGGCGAGTCGTAGCTCCCCCGGATGGATTCAACAACAGTCGAAAACTTGTCCTGGTTCTCAATCTGATAAGCCTCTTCAAACCAGGCCCAGCACAAGACGCCAACATCAACAGTGATAGACGTTATCTTAAGCTCGTCATCCAAGCCTCGGAATAGAATCTTCTGGCCTGTGGCCTTGACCGTTATCTCTGGAAGGCTCTCGTTAAACTTAAATAAGTGAGCCACGCCTAATTGGTTCGCAGCCCACTTCAAATCGGTATAGGTTGATTGCTTGTTGGTGTTTGAGTATCTCCGGACCACCAGTAAGTTAGCCCATGGATACTTTAGCATATTGAAAATGAAGTTGAGAGCAGTTGTCTTGGACTTCTTACTCCCACGACTCCCTTTGACTACTCGATAGAAGTCCCTTGAGCGCCAAAACGCTCCATATCCTTTGCCAATGAGCGAAGGCAGGTGAATGTTAATCTTCGATTTCGGCTTCGCCATTGAATATCACCTGGCCAGTCACTTCGACCTCTTGCTTCTCGGTGAATATCCTGTATCGCTTACCTAGAAGCTCTGCCGCCTTGTTACGAGTCGCTACACTAGGCGAGGCATCAACTACTTTCTGGTAACCGTCACCGTCCAAAACAGTGAGCGGCTCAGTGACCTCTCCTCGCATTACCGATGTCAGATATTCGAGCACTTCTTGCTGGTCTGCTACACGCTTTGATTTCAATTTTTCCAGTTGCTCGTCTATATATGCTTTAACATTAGCATTTGTTAGCAATCGACTTCCATTTGCTCGAGCTACCTCATCCTTTTTGATATTTGGATAGGCTTTCTTATAAGCCTGCGTTGCATTTAAGCAGATGATGTACTCATCGGCAAAAGTCTTTTGTTTTTCAGTCATCCCATTTTCCATCACCTCTTAATCATTAAAATAAATACCCCTCTTCCAATTAAAGAGGGGTAAGACTATATAGAGAGGAACACATCGTGCAAGTCAGTCACGATTCACAACAGCTAATAATAGGGGATATTAGCCATTGCTATTTCGAGAGCTGGAATCGAACCAGCACCTCTTGCCTCGTAAGCCAAGCGAACTTCCGTTGTTCTTTCTCGAAAACAAGCGAGAGGAAGAAAGTGTGAAAGAAACCTCTCGCTAGTATATACAGGGTCCTTAAGGAAGACATACCATGAACCTGTGAGGGAGTTTACCTTCCTACCTCACAATACAATCATAACACTTAATATAGCGCTTTTCACTCTGAATTCTTTCTGACTTTCTTCTCTTTTTCTTCGGTTTTATAAACCTGGAGCTCTCCAGCCTTATAGTAGTCTGCGAAGTTGAGAAGCGCCTTGTCGTGGAGCAGATAGAATGTCTCGACTGAATAATTGTAGTCCAAGCATATCTCTTCGATGGTCTTTGGTCGATTGATGCAGTAACGTTCGATGATGACCTGGCGAGCGAACGAATCAAAGATGCTATTGATGGCTTCCTCGATGATTTCCACCTCTTTGATGGCTGTCTGCTGCCTTACAACGTGAGCCTCGATTGGCTTGCTTACCTGTCCAGTATAGGAGCGTGGTTCGAATGAGTAGGTCGCTGTGACCTTGCTCTCGAATGCTTCACCGGACGTCCGTTTCCATCGCCAGTAGTAAGTCGACAGGAATCGCTTCACGTTATCGATTGTCTTTTCGTCATCGATTGGCTTGAATAAATCTACTTCCATAGCTACCTCCTAGAATGGCAGGTCATCTTCTGAGATGTCGATTGGATGTCCCTCGTTCATGAATGACGTATCGGCTCCAAAACTCACCTGTACGGAGTTTTGAGCGTGAGTGTTGTAATTACCTTGGCTATACGTTTGAGCCTGTCCTTGGCCTTGCTGTTGGTTTCTAGGGCTCAAGAATTTGACTTGGTCTACCTTAATCTCTGTGATGTAGACTCTTTGACCGTCTTTCTCATACGAGCGATTATGCACCTTGCCAAACACAGCAACCATGGCGCCTTTGCGAAGGTTGTTAGCTATTGCCTCGGCTGTTTTTCCCCATGCAGTGCATCGGTGGAAATCTGCCTCTGGCTCTCCATTAGCTGTTCTGTCTCGGTTTACTGCCACAGTAAAGTTAGCAACCGCTGTGCCTTGTTGTGTATAACGGAGCTCGACGTCTTTTGTCAAGCGTCCGATTTGGATTGTATAATTCATTTCATTTTCTCCATTTCTTCGATAGTTTCAAGATGGCGCGATAGCTCATCTTTATCTACGATTCCCTCGATTGTACCGATTGAGTCATTTCCTGCTTCCAGGCGGATAATCTCTCCATGGCGGCCGAATTCTACCTGGGTCAATCTAGTGCCATTGCTCCAGAGGTGATTTATCACATTTGCGCCGAATCCATTCTCGAATTGATAGACTGTCCGATGGTCTCCTGGCTCAAATCGGCTCATTACGACGTGGTCATCGTATGCCTCGTGATACGTTGGATTCTCTTCTGCGATTTTCATTTGGATTCCTCCTGTTTCTTGTTCTTCCATCGGTTCCGAGCGTTTCTGGATTGAGCTTGAGAAAGACATTCTAAGCAGGTATGCGTTAGGCCGCCATTCTTTGTCCGTCTAAACTCACAGGCTAGCTTACGCTCTCCGCAGGCCTTGCATGGATATTTGTTTGTGTATAGCGATTCTGTTGCCTCGCCTGTGTACTTCTTGATTTTGTCGTTCGGATTGGCATGGACCTCTGTGCCATTGTTCTCTAGCACAATCATTTTGCCATTCATTCTGACGTATGTTCCGACGATGACGCCTACCTTGTACTTTTCGCCAACAATCATCCGGCTAGCTTTCATCGCTATTCCTCCCAGGTTAACCGGACTAGACCAGCTGGATTGAATCCGGAGAATGAGTCCTCAAAGTCGTTGATTGATACGACCGGCAGTTGCTGGTAGCCTTCTACCTTGATGCGATTGAGTGCTGCTGCGTCGAGTGTGACATCGTAATAATCAAATTGAATTCCATGCTCATTGAGCCATGTCTTGACCTTGTCACAATTAGGGCAATTAGGCTTGCCATATACTGTAATTTTTTTCATTTATAAAAACTCCTTTTTTATTCAATCTTCTATAACTACTGAAAGCTCAATAATCTTTGCTAACCTATAACCGCTAGGTTCAGTTGAAATATACGCCCACTCTTCGTTACGATATTCAAAACCTTCTGCTAAAAGATGCTTATGTAACAATTCCTTTGACTTATATGCAAATTTGAACGCGTCAATTTCCATTGCATCTTTGTTAAAGCCACCTATTACCTTAATAGCGCTGTATACTTTCATCCCTTATCACCATGCTTCTTCATGATTTGATTCTTTTCTTGTGGTCCATAATCAACGAGCCTCTTTAACCTTCTCAACATATTCAGCCATCTCATTGGCCAGGTATTTGACTTTCTGGATGTCCTCGGCCAGTTTGCCCTTGGATGGTGCTCGCAATAGATACTCAAGTAATGCTCCGGCTAAGTGTGCCAGGTGGCCATCCTGGTATCGTACCAAGAAATTCTCCTCGATTTCTCGGACCTCCAAGCCTTTCTCTCCAATGTAGTGGCTAGGTTGCTCTACTTGGCTGCCATCCGTTTGTTTTGAATTAGGCAACTTAACATCTTCGATGATTGTGTACTCTTGACCTTTGCGTTCAAAACATTCAATTTCATCCTCAATTTCCTCAATATCAGAAAGAGTTACTTTATTGCCCTCTTTGTAAACAGCCATACCATTGCAACAATCATAACTCCAAAACATCTTAGCCATGGCTTCGTCGTCTAAAGCGTCTCCACTCCCCCATTTGGCCCCTCGCTCGTGCAATTTTTTAAGTAAATGCTCAAATTTCTCAAACGTGTCAACTTTATAAATTTTAATCATGCTTCCAGCTCCTCAATCTTCTTCTTTAGCTCGTTAATCGTTTCTAATTGTCGGTCAATGATGATGCGATAGAATGTTTCATTGTACGCCTGCTCTCTTCTCTGATAGCTCAATTCACCCATAAGCCACCATATGAAGAATCCCACTACTAGTCCAACGGTGCAGGCTGCACTTGTTAAGATTAAATCAATCATGTCAATACACCTCCACTTTTGCCGACCTGATAACCTCGAGCGCC